TAACACAAAAGGCGAACTTATTAATGGTCAACATCGTTTAAGTGGTCTTATAGAAGCTAATACAAGTTGTGAGTTTTTTGTTATCAGAGACTTGCCTCATAAAACGGCACAATATTCTGATAATGGCAGAAAACGAACTCAATCAGAACGTATCACTATTGCTGGCACTCCTATGCACTCGAAATCTTGTAGTGCTATAAAAAATGCTTTTACAGATTTTAAAGGTAAAGGATTAGGTCAAGCCTTGTATGCACATACACGATTTGATACTGATATTGCAAAAATTTATAAAAGACATAGTAAGTTTTTTGAGCGTTTAGAAGATAAAGGCTATGTCAAAAACAAACAAGCTACTGTTTTTCTAATATCAGCAGCTTTTAAAATTTTCTTAGAGCTTACAACTCCAGAACATAATCATAGTTGGGATGATGCTTTTAATAGAGCTACATTTTTCATGCAACTTGTTTATCATGGTTATTCAGATGAATATATGATAGATAATGAGACTGATTTATCTCCATTAAAGTTAAAAGAATTTTTAGAAATGCGAAAATCTAGGAATTTAAGTACAGCAGATATGAAAACTTTTAAAGCCTATATAATTACAGCACATCAATTTATGTTGTATAAAGTAAATAAAGTTTTAAGAGTTGAAAGACAACATACTATTGACCCATTTCCATCTGTAGATACTTACAAAGCTACAAATAATCTTTGTGAGTCTTATAAAACTGAAATGGCTTTATAATCTAATTAACAACTAATTAACAATGAATGAAAATCTACAGCGATTATCAATTCAAATAACAAAACATCAGTATAACTTGTTGAAATATCATCAAAAACCAGGTGTTTCAATATCTCTTCTTGTTAGACAAGCTCTTGATAAACATTTTGCTGAAGCCGACCAGATTCTTGGAGAACAGGCTATTGAAGATGCTAAATATGAAGAGTATGAAAAATATATGCTTGCTAAAGAAAAAGCAGGTATAAAAGAAGAACCAGTAATGGCTGATGCAAGTTGTCTTTTCTGATTTACTGCTATACTAAATGTGATTCATCCAAGAATCCCATTGCAACACAAGAAATAGGTAAGATGTTTGGAAGGGTCTTACCTATTTTTTTTGTTTTGTTGTAAGATAATAAAACCCTATTCACCATGGCGAAGGATAGGGCGTCTAGGTAGGCAAGTTTCCTGTAGCTTGTCTACTGCCCAATTTTTAATTCGTGAGTGTGCGGTATAACTTGATTAGGTTTTGGAGCTATACGGACTCCTTCGCATAATTTTGCAAACTCACTTTTAGGATCAAAATATATACCAGCCAGCATAAGTTCACCACAATTTTTTAGCCTAGCTATTTCGTAATTTAGCTTTTTAGCATTTAACTCTTGTTTCTGTAACTTTATTTGTGTGTTAGCTGCATTAAGACAAGAATCTTGAAATCTATTATCTAAAGGAATATTGAATGTAAAAGCAAATCCAAAATTAAGTCCAAGAGAATCCTTGTTACCACTATAGTTTTCTTGATAATAAAGTATATTTCCTGGATTATCTGGCACGTTATCATTGTTGGCATCTGTATTGTCGTACACAGGCGTATGATAAATATAATCTTGAGGCCGTCTTTGATTGAATGTTGTAGTAACAAAAGGGCTAAATCCCATCTGTGGGCCAGAACAAACTATTCCATTTCCGTATTGATTCTCAACCATAGGGCCACCTAAAACTTGGGTAGCAAAGTTTGATACTGAAGATGAGGATTGAGCAACAGGAGCAGCCGTATTGCTGGTATTAGCAAATACAGGATTACTTATAAGACTTATTGCGAGAAGATAGTTGTGGTATCTGTGACGCTTGTGCTTTCTATGGTTCGTGTTATATCGGTTACGGATTCTAAACCAGGTGCTTGATAAACTTCTGTAAATTGAAAGGCATCTCCCTGATTTGTCTGAGTCCAGTTTGGTCTTGAATCTAAATTTAATCCCTGCCATGTATAAGTAGTTCCGTTTATAGTTTCATTAACTGAGGTAGCTGCTGGAGATATAGAAGATCCGTCATGCTGTATTCCTGATCCTGTAACTGAATACAAGAACCCAGAATTATATTCTGTTGTTCGTATAGACTCTGTAATAATTGTGGAAGTTTCTGTTCGACTTGTGGAACTTCCCTGCGTAAAATTAGGTATAACTGGCACAGCGTAACAAGGAGCAGATATAACAAAGCCAAGAAGAAGAAGCCTCCTCATTCGATAGTAAGATCAACGACAAACTGACCTGTTATTACGATACCCGTTCCAGTCCCAGGTGTCATTGTAATATTATGATTATCTATTGCTACTGCTGCTGTTCCTACACTTCCTGCACTTGTAGAAGTCAAATCACTAAAGTTTGGCACAGTACCTACTGTAACTGCACTACCTGGTGTAGCATCTCCTTCTACATAGGATTGAGCAAAACTGAAAGCCTCTCCTGATGTTGCTTGAGTTGCAGAAGGGAATGAAATGCTAGGAACTCCGTTAGTTGCAGAACCAAAGCCACCAATAGTAGCTGCTGAGTTTGAATCTACAGTTGTGACATTATTACCGCTTATGCTGTAACTAGATCCGATCTTATCTGCTGTACTTGCAGCCGATAAAGACTCAAATTTAACGCTCGAAGATATTGAATGATTCATGTCCGCATAAGCTGGTGCGGATAGCATAAATAAAAAAAGAAATAGTTTTTTCATTTTGTAGCTACTTTATTATTCTTATTATCTACTATAGTATCTTTTTTCTTCTTTATCTGAAAACCTAATGATGCAGTACTAGCTGAAAAGATCGAAGCAATAAATGTCGGGTCAAAATCTACTATCTTTTTACCAGATGGCGGTTCATAGTATGAGAGGGACAATAAAGTTGCCGACCACAAAAGTACGCAAACTTTCACAATGGTTTCGACTTTGCTTGGTTCTTGATCTTCCATAAAAGTAAAGATTCTTGTCTAATACTAGCATTTTAGCTATGTTTGGAAAGTAACACATATTTATTCCATGTATAAGATTTTAAAGCCAATTTTAATGACCTTTTTAACAACAACTGCTGTTAAAAGATTGGTCGTAGATTTATTAAAATCAATCGCAAAACAAACTACAAATACACTTGATGATAAAGCAGTTGAAATTTTAGAACAACAACTTTTTCCTACAACATGAAAATTACTAAATTTCTCAATATCGACATTGAGCCAGCACCTTTAGAAATGAAGTTAGATGTTGAAATGCGTTGTAGAGAAATAATGGCAAGTAATGAAATAAATGATATAAAAAAATATTGCACACATCTTGTCAGGCATAAACTAGAACAAGATGTATTTTTAGCCTCTATGTTAAATAGATTAATTGAACTGGAAGCTGCTGCTGTAGTAAAAGAAATAAGAGAAAAAAAGAAAACTAATCCGATAAAGAAGTTTTTTCGTATTCTTTAATCTCTTCTTCAGTAAAATCTTTAATAAATAATTTATCAATTCTATCAATTTCATAATTAAATTTAAGAATTGCAGTTCTTATATGTTCTGTAACCCAACGACCCTCTTCATAAACTACTTGAGCTTTACCATTATCTTTTATAAAAACATAATGATCCATCCCTTTCATTTGAATTTCTAAAAAATTCTTTTCTAAGTTTTTACGTCTAATTTCTTTTAGCTTGCGTAATTTGATTACAGAAGGATTAACACTCATTTTTGATAGCCAGTAGGAGGTGGTGCAAGCCAAAAGCGTACACCATTTATTATTTTAAAATGAATATTTAAGTTAGGATCTAATATTAAATATTCTTTTTGTTTATTTTTAGAAAGGTAGTTCATCTGTTGTTGGTACATCCTCTATCTTTTGTGGATTAATGTTACCAAATAATCCGTACTGTCCATCCATGCCTTTAGCGTTGACATATATACATTGAGTTTTAACTTTCTCTTTCTTTTTAAAGTCATAAACTTCACCCTGTTTTTGTTTGGTATAGCTAAGTGCTTTTAAATGATCTATGAATTGATCGAGAGAGTCAACTGGTATTGTGAGAGTCAACACTTTTGCATCATCATCATCATTAAATCTATCTTCTCCTATAGACCATTTGATAGGTAGAGAAAGTGCTGGATTAAAGTCAGCCATAATTAAAAAAATCTTTTAGTAAATTGTTTAGAAATGAATTTATAGAGAGATTGTTCGACTTACAATGCTCTCTGATTAAAGAAGCAAGATCATCATTGGTACGCACCCCAAATACGTTTCTGTTCCAATCTTTACGCTGATCTGCTCGTCTTTGTTCAAGTTGTCTCATAATCTCTTGACCAGAGAACTCAGCTTCTTCAGTTGTCATTAATCGTCAGCTATCTTTGATATAGCATGACTTAGAAACTCTCCATGTCTAGCTTCTGTAATAAATCCAGAAAGTCTAGGAACATTGAACTCTTTACAGAAAGAAGCAACAATTTCTTTTGCTTTATCAGGATCAGTTTTCATTAACTCCTTAAGCTGATCTGTGATAAGAGTTCTAGCTTCAGTAGTGATTGGGGGATTTTTCTTGGCTTGTTCTGATACAGGCTCAAGTTTTTGATTAGGTCTGGTATGAGTTCTATCAGTACCAGGTTCTTTGGTAGGTGGAGCATTTTCTTCTTCATCTCCTTTAACTTCAACTCTAGCCCATAATTCAAAGGCATCGCCAAAAGAATAACAGGCACAGGCACATAAACATCTTCTATGAGAGTTTTGAATGTCATTAGCTGTAATTTCATTAAATTTAACTGTATTGTTATTTCTAACTGTGACAGCGTAAGGATAAAGAGGAAGTCTGATCCCTGTGACTACATTTTGAAAGAATCCCATTAAGTAACCTGTACCATCTGGAGCTTTCCATACAAATCCTCCCTCTGGACTAGGCTCTAAAGCAAAATACCAGTTAGGAGCATTTTCTCTGATTCTTTGGGCTGTTTTAGCCCATTGGCTGTAATCAAATTTGCCTTTTTTGTAAATGTCTCCTTTCGTAAGAATCCCACCCAAATTAGGAATTGAATAAGTTTCTATCTGAGGATCATCAAGATCGTTTTCTGTGGTCATAAGTTTAATGTACTAAACTATTAAATTATATACCTTATATAATGTTTACTGCAAGGCAGCTTGTAACAATGTGTTGAATTGTTCTGGGGTCAACACCATTCGCCATTGTCCTCCTCTAAACCTAACCATACTTGCAACGAAGTCTACACCTGCATTTTTTCTTTGTGTTTCTACTTCCCTGGGTTTTACCAAACAAGCTCTGGACTTGTCTTTGTAATCTGCCACCTGTATCACGCAATTTGGTATGCCATAAATATCTCCAACATCATCTGGTATTCCTGCTGCTAAATTTCTT